TTGTTGTCATGCCCACCCAGCGGCTCAATGGCTTTTCTAGAGGCACCAGAAAGCATGTCGCTCACGTCAGCCCAGCGATTGGCAACGGCCGGGTCTTCACTGGCTTTGCTGCCCACGTCCCAGCCTACCTTGCTGCCAATTTCCGGGATAACGGTGTGCTGGATGTCCTTATCATCCATGACAAATTTACCATGTTCAACCTTCAGTTGCCAGTTCTCATTGGCCACCGGATAGTGGACGTAACCATTGCCGCCAGACTTCATCACGTCCTCAAATTCGGGGAAGTGGGACGCCCGGTCAGCAACGTACTTCTTCATATCGGTTACTTGCGGGTCCAGCCAAGTGTGGTAATCCTTGTCCAGTGCCGCCCGCATACCATATTTGTCGTAGCTGCTCACGTAGTCCATGCCGCCGCCACCGGCGCTAATGTTATCAATTGCATGGCCAAACTCGTGGAAGTACAGATCATAGTGGTTGTAATTTTTGCCCACCATGGCATCATGGTTCATGACCACACCGTGGCTTTTAGGGCTGTAGTGGACTATCGTACCTGGTCCATCAGGGGTCTTCATGTCCATGGATTCAAACTTGAGTTGTGGGGCAAACTGTTTGTACAGTTGCTGCATGTTTTCGGGTGCTGCGGCGAGCCGCTGTGCAATTTCCTTTTGGTCTTCCTCAGGCAATACAGCGCGCATGTCATCATTCAGCCAATATGCCGGGTCTGTCTTCTCAGTTGCTGCTTCCTTCAGTTGTTCTATCTGGGGTCGGTATTCAGCAATTGCATTATCCAATTCATCTTGTGAATAATAGGCAGATATGGAGCACCGGCAGTTCGGGTGGGCGGGAATACTTGGTACGTCCTTGATTCTCCATGTCCCTCGCTCACCATCTACTTCTGTGTGGCTGGCGTAGCCTTGACACAACTTGCAAGCGCCAGGCTCTGCGTGCCATTGAACGTATTGAAAGTCACCCTTACTGGCACGGAAACTATCCATTTGGGCCTTGAACTGCACCCGGGCTGATTCCGTGCGGGCCAGTCGCTCCGTGACGTAAGTCGCCTTCTGCACTTCGTTAGTGATCAATGTCCGGAAGTCTCTCGCCATTTCCCGCGGTCCAATACCCTGCACCAGCCAATTGGTAAGTACCGTGTCTAGCCGGGCCTTGAGCGCGTCCTGGTTGGCCCAGAGCCGCTGGGAGAAATTTCCTTGATTCGTGGACGTCATAACGATCTTGAGGACGTTATTGTACTCGGTCAGATTGGTGTTGTCCGGCAGAAACTCGGAGAGGATTCCGGCTTGCCGCTTGACCTCGTTGATGTAGTCATCGCCCAGCTTGTTGCCCAGATCCGCACTGATTGCCATGCCTGACTTGACCATTTCCAAGCCCATCTGGCTCTTGAGATATTCAAGACGGTTGATCCGCATGGTGGCGTTGTAGATTTTCATGCGGAGATTCTGCTCTTTCGTGAAATCCGAGTAGTCCACGTGTCCCTTGGCCTTGAACAGCTTCCGAGACTGGGCCACTAGCTCCTTGGCTTCCTTTTCGTAGGCCGCCATTTCATCCCGTGAGACACTGCCAACGACATCGCCCATCGTCAGCCCTTCCTTGCCAGCAGAACGCGCGTACTCAGCGTTTAGCTTGGCCTGAATGCCATCCAGTGCCGTCTGGTAGTGCCGCTCGATGACCTTGTTGAATGCAGCGTCATCTTTGAGATTCTGCTCCATCCACTTCTTCTCGACAGCGTCACGTTGCTTCCAATATGCCTCGTTGATCTGCCGAGATTCGGCCATAGCTAATCACCTCTTTCTGGGTTCTCCTGGTCCTCATTCTGATTCTGCTGGTTCTGCTGGTCCTGATCGGTCGCCGCTGGGTTGTTCACCACGGCGTTCTGCACCTGGGCCGTCTGCTCATCCTGCATCCGCTTGATCTCAGCCTTGGGATCATCGACAAACGACAGTGTTCCGAGTTGTGTTTCCTGGCTAACGATGCCTTGCAGCGTCTTAGCTGTTGTCGCCTCGTCTGAGACATTCTCCGGGATGTTTTGGGTGAACTTGAAGGATAAGTCGGCCCAGGCGTCCGCGCTGCTAGAGGGCAACACAGTGCCCGCTGCAAAGACGATGCCAAACAGCTGGCGGAGCGCCTGGGTGAATTTCCGTTCCTTGTTGACTGCCTTGTTGCGCATCGGCAGCAGCTTGTATTCCAGGGCGACACCCGAACTGTTACCAGAGAACGCCTCATCATTGAGATTGGCGACCATGCTGACTTGGTAGATCAGGCTCACCAGTCGGTCGATAAGGTGCTCCTGAATCGTGTCTCCGTCGGGCTTGCTGATAAATTCGGCCGTAGCCTGGCCAGCATTTGCACCCGGCGAATAGATAATCTGGTTGCCATTGAGGTCCAACAAAGGATGACCGTCATCGTCTTCTGGCAATTGCATGCCCAAGAGTTTCAAATAGGCGTTGTCGAAGTATTCGTTCTGGTTGGCCTTCTGGCTCAGCACCTTATCCAGCGCATCGATGAGCGTCACGACTGGGTCAAACACCCCTGTCCGCTCTTCATTGTCGATAAACTCAGCTGCGGGTACCTGCTGATAAACGTTCGGGCTTGTCTCGCCGAACTTGGCGTCCTCGCCCAATTCTGTGATCTGCGTTGGCCGATACAGTGTCCCGCTGAGTTTGTTGTCGTCGTCATAAGCAAAGCGAACAAATGCATAGGGCTCACGGGCGACCGTGTCGTCGTAGATGAGGAATGAATTCTCGGGGGACGACACAGCCACACGGGTCTGGCTCTCTTCGTCTTGATAAGCAAGCAGATAGCTTCGGCCATACACGTCAGCCTGCTTGCTGGTTTCACTGAGTTTGTCATAAAAACTGTTCATGTTCAGCCAGTCCTGCAGTTGCTTGTTGATGGCATCCTTGTCCAGCGAAATCTTCGGCGGATTGCCGATGAAGAAACCATTGAACGTGTCCACGATGTAGCCTGCCAGGTTCGCCACCAACCGATTATCTGGCCGATTGCCCCCTTTGGCCTGCTGGTTGAGAATCGGGTGGTTACCCAGGTATTCCTGCATGTTACGTTTGTACTGCGTCAGCTGGTTGGCTTGGTAGTAGTCCAAGAAGTCCTTGAGATCGCTCTGCGTGATCTCCTCGTCTTTGGGGTAAATAAAAACGCCGTTGGCCATCACTGACCCGGCGCCATTGACTGTTGATGCGATAGTGGATCACCTCCCTGCTAGTAGTAGATATTCTTTAGCGTCCGGGCCTTTGGAACGGCCTTGCCGTTGATCTCTTCAAGTGCATACCGGCTGGCATCGATGACGTGGTTGTAACTGTCAACCGGCTTGTTGCTGTATTCGCCAGTCTTACGATCCTTGACATACGTGTAGTTCTGGAGCTCCTCGATGAGCTTGACACACCGGTCATCAACTACCAATTTGTATTGCTGCATAAACGAAATCCCTTGCACAATACTGTCCGGTCCTTTCTTTGCTGGCCGGATCCGGGTGATCCCGTCTCGGCGAATCTCCTCGATTGACTTCTGTTCGGCAGCATCGGCTGTGATCGTCTCCTTGGCATAGCCCATATTCTTGACGGCTTGCGCAATTTGGTCGTTGAGCAATCCTTTCCGCACATACTCCTCCATGAAGTACAGCGTCTTGTGAGCCTCATCGACCTTGATGTGAATAAATGCTGACGGGTCGTTGACATATCCAAAGTCGAGACCAAACAGGCTGGGTAATGCTCTCATCTGTTGGCTGTCTTTGTTGAGCCGTCGCGTCTCGTAATGCGGGAACACCAGCTTGTCCAGCGTTGCGAACTCGCCCAAGGCATAGATCCGATAATAGGCCGGGTTGCTGCGTTCCAGGGCTTCGATGTTGTCCCGCGTTCTCTGGTCCAAGAAGTGATTGTCCTTGTATGTCGAGTGGATCAGCGTGGCTTGTGGGTCCCCATCAGCAAAGAAATGCTTGTATGTCCAATTGAGCTTCGACACTGGGTTGAACATCAGAAACATCTGCCGCTTCTTTTGGAGCGGGTCACGGAGACGCAGTGTCAGTTGCATGTAGTCCTCCAGGTTGAAGTCGCTGGCTTCTTCCATAACCACGTCGGAGAGTCCCTTTATGGACTTCACTTTCTCAGGATCATCAGTGCCCTTGAACAAAAACAACGCCCCATTTGGGAGCGTCACCTCAAAGTTGCTCATGTTGATCTTGCAGTAGGGAAGCAGCCCTAACTCGTCCAGGGCACTCTTGACGTCGGCAAAAATGGTATCCCGCACAGTAGTCCCAACTTTGCGCAGCCACAGCACCTTCCTGGGTACCCGCCAATGTTGGAGTGCCTTGACGATCACCTTGAGCACGACACCATGGCTTTTACCGCTGGCGGCGCCCCCGTAATAGACCTCAACGGGATCATCGTAGGCTTGTAGTCGCTGGTAAATCATCGGGTTGAAGACTTTGTGCCAATCCTGTATCTCAATTGTCAGCGGCATCGGTGTCACCGCCAATCTTGATCACGACATCTTGATTGGTGAGATTGACGTTATCGGTCCAGATCCCGTACCGCTTGCCGATCAACTCGGCAGCCTTGATCCGATCCTTGGCCGAAACGTCCATGTCGGTGATTTCTTGCTCCCCCATGCCCTGACCGCGGAGAACCTTTTCTTTCTGCTCGCCACGCATGACAGAGGTGAGATACTCGATGACCTCCTGGGCGTCCGCAGAACGCTTTGAGTGCATCTTTTCTAGTTGCCTGGTGATGTATTGTGAAACCTCAACATTTCTCAACAGCCTCCCAGCGGCTGTCGCTGCGACCTGATCTTTTTTAACCTGCGGATAGGCAGCCTTGTAAGCCCGTGTCCCATTGGTATCTTTAAGATATTCGTCTGCAAATATTTGTTGTTTTGGTGTCACATTGATCACCCACCTCCTGTACAAAATTAAAGGCCGCAGTCATTTGCCGTTGCGGTCTTTTTCTTTTTCTTTTTTCAGCCATTTCTCTAGTTCAGCGTCCGCCTTAACATATTCAGGTGGCTCATAGCCGTACTTGGAATGGATCATCTTGGGCATGAAACCACCTCCATCACAAAACAAAAAGACGCCCGAAGACGTCTTACGCAAACAATGATTTTTTTGGCCCACGACCGAGTTCAGGCGGTCTTCGCTTCCTTTCGAAAGTTTGGTGGACTAAGCGAGCCAGTGGAGTTGCACCACTGTGTTTCACCTTCCAGTGTCTAGAATTGGCAGGCTTCCCTAGACTGTTGCTCGCATCACGCGCCATCGGTTGTACTTCCCGGTGACGACTAACGGTTCTACTCGCACAGATACCGCCAAGAGTTGGCCATCTCAAACTGAAATGCATACCAGATGGACATTGGTTTTTTACTGACCATACAAGCCAGCACAGGTAAGAACTAGGAGCACACGTATCTGCAAAGGAATTCTCGGCTTCATGCCTACCCACATTCGTGGACCCAGCATCAATAAAGCACGTCTGCCATGTGTTCCTATATCACTGGCCAGGATTTGCACCCGGCATGATGTTTACCGATTGGTAGTCAGCCAATACGATTGCCAACCGGAGCCAGCACATCTAACGAAGCGTCTACCTATTTCGCCACAGTGACCCTGCAATGCTAATCGCCGTTAGGTTCTGACATTGCAATTCCGCCGGTTGGAGTCGAACCAACAATGTACCAGTTTCCTGGCTCTCCACCAGTTGGAGATACTCAGCAGAGCCGTATGCTCGCCATACCGCTATGCACGTGGTACGGGTCATCGCATGACTTTTTTGCCCCCGGTATAGCTTGTCAATCGCAAGAAGGAGTGAGCCATACCACATCCTTTATATAGAATTTGAGGGCAATGCGGCGACCGGGAATCGAACCCGGCTTTCAACCACTCGCCGCGCCAATCAACTAAAGGAGGTTGCATAGAAGAAAGCTTTCGCAGGCTGTCCTTCAAATTGGCACAATACAATAATAAGCCCAATTCACTCCGGTTTGTGTCCGGTCTTTGTCCGGTGTTTGTCCGGTAAATGTCCGGTCTAGAATTTGCTGACGACGAGGCTTCCTGGATAGTTCGGCCACCATTCAGCAAACGCGCAGAGAGCGTCTTTGACGGCTTCGTAATACTGGCTGGACTGATAGCCCACACGTTCCATTATCACGTCGTCAGGCAGCGGTTTAAGCACCACGTAGCGCATCTTAAGAATGATCGGCCATTTGTCATTGACTGCTGTTTGGGGCAAAAGCGTGTTGATGATCTTTTCGCACCTATCGCAGAATTGCTTGTCGTCATTTTCCAAATATCCAATGATCTTATCGTCCGCATGATTTTCGACCGACGGGCTTCGCGGCATGCCGTCCATGGCTGGCGATGCTAGCGTGTTTCCACGGCTCATAGCCATTACCTTGCGATTCGGGTACTGGATCAAGATACGCTCTGCATTGGCCGCCGTCTTATCTCTGTCTACTCTTGAAAATCGTTGTGTTACCCGCATCATGGCCACGCTCCTGTGTTATACTGTATTTATCACTTGTTAGTGCACGTAGCTGTGCATGGAAGACCGCGAGAACGGCCTTTTTTTGTTACCTAAGTGACTTGATCAGTGAGTAAACCGGGGATACGGCTTCGGCAATATTACCGGTGGCAGAAATGGCAAATATAAACGCGACAACGCCTGACACCGCTGCTATGCAAATACACGTGACAACTTTGTTGTAACTGCGCCCCCAGATTGTATCGTTATAGTAATCCTCTTCAATTTTCGGTAACCTGTGCATAACCATCAGCGTAATAATCATAGTGCTGGCGAAAACAGCCATCATCACCAACTCAAAAATTGCCCACACCCACTTCTGCAAAACAAACTGCTGCACTAACACGTTTAGGGTGTCCGGCAGATGCTTAACACCCTGGTTCAACAAGCGGATTAATTCTTCAATTTGTCTTTCCATTTATTCTTCCTCCAATCGGCGGCCACACATCGGACAGAAACTAATCTGCTTAGATTCCGACCCGTTGAAATCCCAAGCGGTTTTCCCTGAATTTTCGCCAAGGAACTCGCTAAGCCGTGAAATCTTATCGTTCATTGCATCAAGTTCTTCTTGCAGTTCAATTTCAACCTGTTCATTAGTTTTCATCTTTAATTTCCTCCTGAATATCCTTAGCCACAAAATGTACCAGAACCCCATCATGTCGCCCATACTGCACAGCGGCTTTGCGCGACCGGTAAAATACTGGTCGTTGCTGCCGGTTAGCATGGTACTGTAAATGACCATCTCGGTCATGGTAGACCCACGCCCAGACTTCTAAAGCCATTGGATCATCACTCATCTTGTCAAGTATTGGTTTCATTTCTCCGCCTCCAATTTCACGATTTCACTGGTTTCCTCAACGCGCCAGATGCCTAGCAGCCAGGCACGGGCGAAGAAGTCGCTGTTCCGCTCGTCAAGCAGCCAACCCTCAACGTAATCGGTGGCGTACTGCATTGCGTCCAAAACATTACCAATGCCGCCGTCGCCTTTACACCACTTGATGTAGTCGCCCACGCGCGCTGGTAGCATCACGATGTTATCTGGTAGGGCGGCGTCATATCGCCTTAGTAAGTCCTCATATAGTTCATCATTAAGTCCGGCACAGTCATCTGCAAGTGCTTCGAACAAGTCCCACTTCGTCTCATTGCTCATCGTCAGTCACCTCACATGGATTCATTCCTTCATCATCGTAACAAACATTTCTAGCAACCATTTCGGCCTCTTGCTCGCTTCTAAAATGATAAAGCGGATCGCCAAACATTGATGCGAATTCGCCAATGACGACCTTGTGACGGCCAGATAACTTATCAAAGTAATAGTTGGTGACG